GTCGCGGTCGCCTTCCTGACCCATCGGCTCTAGGTCGGGATCGTCATCGGTGTCAATGCGGTGATCCCGCAAGTCCTCACGAGGGGGCTTTTTCTTGGGGCTGCGGCGAACCAGCTTCTCGTCTACTTGCTCATCCTCTTTCTCGGCGCGGGTCTTGGTCGCCCGGACGAACCGCCCCAAAGCCAGAGAGGCCGTGCGGAGGTTGGCCTGCTTCTTGAGACTCTCGATGACCGTGCCGTCCTTCATGTAGGACTCTTCGAGATGCGGCACGAGGTACTGGTTTCGCAGAGTCGTGGCCTCGTGGCCCACCGCCTCGGCGGTAGCCTCCAGTGCCTTCTTGAACTCGGCCTTGAGGATCTCGTCACGTTCCTTTCGAGGGCGGGGAAGCTCTGGGCCATCTGCGCGGATGTCGCCCAGCCGCTCCATCATCTCGCGGTTGGCGTGGTAGCCCCGCAAGTCCTTGGCCGTCACGTCGAACGGCTTGAGGTACTCGTTCACTTCCTTGGAGGTGATGGTGCAGTCGTCACAGTCGAACAGAGGGTCGTCGTCCGACTTGCCCTTGCAGATGTCCTTGAGAGCCGCGACCAAGTCGGGGTCAGTGACCGACTTGTTCTGCTTGACCCCAGACTTGCCGACGTAGGACAACTTGGCATCCCCACCGCTGAAGCTGACATGCTTCTTGAGCCAACCCGTGACGCCGAAGTGCCCATCTGCGGCGCTGTCATCGTTGCCCACCCGCTCGTAGGTGTGGTGGATCAGGGCCACGGCCAAAGCCGTCAGGCGGGTTTCGATGTCGTCAGAGTCCAAGTCTTTCTTGAGCTTGGCCTCCAAGTCCTTGATGCTGCCCATCAGATTATCGAGCCGCTCGGACTTCTCGCGGTGACGGTTGGCAATCTGGCGGTCGCTATACTCGTAGACCGTGACGGTATCGCCGTCTTTGTTCTTGATCTGCTTCTTGCCCTTGTACTTGGCGTCTGCCGCTGTCTTGCCTTGCCCATACAGGACGTAGGCATCGTCGCTGATGTGTTCGCGGGCGCTGTTGATCAGAGAAACCGCTTGGGCATAGGGCAAGACTTTGGGGTTGTTCAGCACAACATCGCGAACCCACGAGACTTCCTCCGTGAAGCCGACCTTGGGCACGGTAGTCGTGGTGAACAAAATCCCGACTAAGGGCACGTTGCCGTAGCGCGTTGTCTGCACAGGCGGGTGGAACTGCCCCCACTTGGCAGACACCGCGTAGATGGCATCTGGGCCGAACTTCTTGTAGGGGGGGTTCATCAGCAGCTTGCCCGAGGCGAGGATCTGCTCTGCACGGTCGGCTGGCGTGAAATGGACGAACACGTCCTTCGCCAAGTCGGCGTGATAGACGCCTTCCTTGTCCGTTGGCGTCAGCACTTTCGAGGTCGCGATGCGGTAGGGGCCAGTGCAGAACCGCCATGCAGTGTCGAGTTCCGTCATGGTCGGCTTGCGGCCCCACTCCTCGATATACTGCTGGGTGATGCGGTCAAGTGCCGCGTCGATGGTGTCAGCAGGGCCATCTCCCATGTAGAGTTCATCGCTAGGGTCAACACCGGGCAGAGCATTGAGCAGATTGCCCTTGGCTACAGGCGGGGGGATCTCTCGGCCCTCGGGCGAGATGGCCCACCAGCCCGCTGTACGCCCATTGAACTGGTCGTACAGAGCGTCCGTCTCCTGCTCATCCAGCACGTTGAACCGCTCTCGCTGGGCATGACGCACGAGGTTGCGGTACAACTCGTCGTTGCCCTTGGCCATGTCGTCAGCGGTGTCGATGTCGTCTAGCAGGGCGTAGAGACGATACAGCTTCTCCTGCGCCGCAGGGTCGCCGCACGCCTCCAAATACCGCTGTGCTACCTTCTTGGTCAGAGCCATCGAGACACCCCTTGCCTACAGGGGCAAAGCGATAATACGCCTAACGCTAGAAGCGGTCCTCGCTGCTCTCGCCCTTGGGCGGTGCGTACTTGAGGCCCATGCCCTCCGCAATCTTCGACAATACGTCCGTGCCCTCGACCAGCTTGTCCGCAATCGCGCCGTAGATAGCCCGCGTGCCTTCGTTGAAGATCGGGTCATTGGGCGTAAACAGGTCGCGCTTGACCTTCTTGAGCGTCATAGCCGGGTCGATGTTCAGCAGTTCGAGGATGATGTCCACATCGAGACTGCCCTTCTGGTACAGCGTAAACAGGTGGTCGAACGTGTCCGCGTTGTCGCGCAGGCCCAGTCGCGTAAAGGTCATCGTGGGGAACACCACCATGTCCTCTCCGTCGTCGTCTTGCTCGATGAAGCCCATGCGAGCGCACATGGGCTTGAACATGTGCTGCTCGACCAGATCCTGAATAATCTCACGGAGCAGCATATAACGGGTGTTGATGATTTCGATGTTGATGCGGTCGCCTGAGTAGCTCGACTCGCCCGACAGCATTGATTCCGTCACGCCCAGACCCGAATACATCTGGCGGTCGGTCAGGTCGTACTCGCTCGTGAGGTCGAGCAGACGGCCAGACGACCCCATCTCCTCCCAGTTCACTTGGAAGTTCGTGATGATGCTGTAGTCCGGGTCGGCCAGAGCCAAGTCCACTTGCTCGCGCAACTGCTCGGTGTCGTTGGCGTCCATGTCCTCGGCGTACACCAGACGCATCGGGGTCATGTGACGCGAGGCGATACTGGTCTGGGCCTGACGCAGCTTGTCGCGGTAGACCAGAGTCCGCATACACCGCTCCAGCACAGAGTGGCCACGCGGCTCGTATTGCGACTTTTTGCGGCACAGGTAGTAGACGAAGGAGCCTGCCTCGGGGTCGGTATTGAGCGGGATGTTGCGGCCTTCGAGGATGGCCTCGACCACATCCTTGGGCATCGACTTGACGATGCGCTCTGCTTGCTCGTCACCCGCGTTCGCCTGCCCGATCAGGTTCTTGGTCTTGCTGTCGGGGATCAGTTCGATGATCTTCTCGTCGGTGAAGGGGAAGCTCTCCATGTGGATCTGCTCGGGGGGCAACACACGGATAGCCGTCCAACCCTTGTAGTTCTTTCGCAGCCACTTCTCGGCGCGGGCTTCAGCGTCCTTGCGCTTGACCGTCCGCTCAATCAGCTTGTTCTCCTCGGTGATCTCTCGGATGACCTCGTTCGTCACGTCCTCGGGCATGTCCGGGCTGGAGTCCTCCATGAACACGAACGCTTCGCCTAACAGGTTGTATTCGTGGACAATCTCGATGAGGCGGTGCAACAGCTTGTGCTTGGTGGCCCACTTCTCGCAGAACGCCAACGCCTTCTCGGCCAGTTCGCGGTTCTTGGCCTTGGGCATACCCAGCCGCACCTTCGACAAGGGAAGCTCGGTGTGCAAGTCCACCGCTTGCCCGACAAAGGGGTCGGTGCGGTAAAAGAAACGGTAATAGTTCCGCTGCTCGTCTAGCGACTGCGGCAGTTCGAGGAAGTCGGTCGAGAGTTCGGGGCTGTAGAAGTTGCCGCCTGCACCACCGACCATGCCGCCAGTAGCGGGGAACGCCACTTTGCTACGCATCCCGGACGTGGACACGATCTTGCGCGGCTTGCCCGTGACGACTTTGGTGCGACCCTTGACTTTGGATACCTCTACGGCCTCATCGTTTTGCGTCGGCATTGGCTCTCCTCACCTTGGGCGTCTCGACTTCTGGCATGGCCCCGAAACCTCGGATGCCCTTGAGGCCAGCCAACACAGCCTCTAGCGAACGTGCTGTATCCTTGTACCGCAGGCGTAGCGAGGATCCCTCGTCCGTGCGAGAAGCAGCACGTCGCTGGCAGATACTATACGCCTGCTCTAGCGCCTTCTGTGCCCTCTCGACCTCGGACAGGATCTGCCGTTCGTGTTCGTCTTGTGGTTGGCTCTGCCGCAGCCTCATTGGCCCTCGTTCTTCTTCTTGATTTGTCCGTGCTTTAGCGCGTACTTGACGATGGTTTTGATCTTGTGGACATCCTCGGGACTGCCCTTGGCGACACCGATCCACGACCCGCCGAGGCGACGGAACACCTTCGAGAGCAGATCGTACTCGCTGACCGAGATGGGGCCAGAGTAGTCGTTGATGTCAGCGAGCTTGCGGATGAAGCGATGGTCGAACCGAGAAGGGCTGACAGCATCGACGGTGGCACGGTGTTGCATCATTACAGCCTCCCAAGCCCTGACGGCTTCCAAGCACGAGGGTTCTTACGGACAATCCGCTCTGGGCTGCTGCCCGTGCGTGAAAGCCTCTGAACATTAGAGGTATAACTCGTCGAACGAGACGGCAGAGGAACTCCCCCACCCGAACCCGGCTTGGCGAAGTGCTTCGGCTTGGACATGTTGTTCGAGGCCACCCAGACCATGCGAACCAGAGCATCGCTCATGTCGTCATGCTTGCCATCGACGTTGGGGGCTTCGACGCTGACAATGTGCTTGCTCTGCTGCTCGGCTTGAAGCTCCAGCAGTTCTGCAATGTAGGCGCAGTGCTGCTGGCCTTGCGGGATCGGCCAGTCGTACAGCACGACGCGGCGATCCCACATCAAGTGCTTGAAGTTCTGATAAATGTCGCTCGCGAGGTTCTTGGTCATGTGCTGCGACTTCAGCGACTTCAGCCCCCGCTTTTCAAGAGCTTGCTGGAACACGATGCCCGACCAGTGGTCGAACATCCCCTCGGTCAAGTAGAACCGACGCGACAGGTCGTAGATCCAGTCCACTACGTCGTCGAGTTCCAACCGCTCCTTGTCGGCGTACAACCCTTCGCCCGCCTTGATCTGATCCACCAAGTCCACGACGATTTTGGGGGTGCCCCCGAAGTCCTCCAAGTGCCCGATGGCCAGAGCCGTGCCGTCGCCCACCAGACCCAAGTCGAGGCCGATGAAGTGCGAACGCCGCGATGGTGCTTGCGTCTGGGGCCGAGCCTGCGGGTCAACGCAAGCGAGGAGGTCGTCCTCAGACTCGATCCAGCCGCGAGTACGGTCGCTGAACTGGCCACCGTATTCCGTAAAGAACACCGTGGGGTCTTTGGCGTAGTGCTTCTCGAACTCGTGCGCGGGAACCGTGGGGTTCACCTCCCACGTCGGAGCCTCGATGCACAGCATGTTGTCTGCCGCCGCACCGCTGGTGAACCCGA